GACTGAGTATACATTATCAATTAATGTCGTGCCAGACATGAGTGTTAAAATTGATGTGCCTATTATTTTAAATAGCGTATCAGTTCAAGATGACTATGATGGCGATTTTCAAACTCGTAGATTTGTGACACATAGTCTTAACTTCCAAATGAAAATGAATTTGTTTGGACCAATCTCTAACAATGATGTTATTCAAACTTCCAATATTAAGATTGGCCAGAACGAAAACTTTAGCAATCCGAATAGAATCTTTACAGCAGAAGGTGATGTTACTACTGCCACTGTTGATACTGAGAGTTGGCTGAACGGATTTTAATGGCAGCGATTTATAATTCAAACTCCAATTTAAAAGCAGCTGGAGTTACTGTTGATTTTACACCTGATGATGTAAAAGAATACATGAAGTGTGCATCAGATCTAATTTATTTTATTGAGAACTACTGCTACATTGTTACACTGGATCATGGTCTACAGTTGTTTAAACTCTATGATTGCCAGAGAAACAAATTAGATATCATTCATAATAATCGTCGTGTGATTCTTATGGAAGGTCGTCAGCAAGGCAAGACAACTACCTCTGCAGCTTACATTCTTTGGTACACGATTTTCCAAGCCAACAAAACTGTGGCTATCCTTGCGAACAAAGCAACTGCTGCAAGAGAAGTTTTGGATCGTTATCAAACAATGTATGAGTTGCTACCAAAGTGGATGCAACAGGGTGTCACTACTTGGAACAAAGGTGACATCGAACTAGAGAATGGTTCAAAAGTATTCACTGCTGCAACAGGTAAGTCTGGTATTCGTGGTAAATCTGTAAACATGTTGTATGTTGACGAAGCAGCGATTATTCCAAACAATGTGGCAGAAGAATTCTTTACGTCAGTTTACCCTACGATTTCTGCTGGACAAACTACTAAGATTCTATTGTCGTCAACTCCACTTGGCTACAATCACTTCTGGAAGTTTTGGACAGACGCTGAAAAAGGTAGAAATGGATTTGTTAATCTATTCATACCATACTGGGAAATTCCAGGTCGTGACGAAGCATGGGCTGCAGAACAAAAAGCCCAACTCGGTGAACTTAAATTTACTCAAGAGGTTCTTTGTAATTTCTTGGGTTCTTCTCTAACCCTAGTTAGAGCAGATTCAATTTCTAGGATGAGTCCAGATACTATCATCTATCAAAAGGATGGATTAGATGTGTATGTAAACCCACAGGCTGGGCATTCTTACGTTATGGTTTGTGATGTGGCGAAAGGTGTTGGTGGCGACTACTCAGCATTTCAAATGATTGATATTACAGAAGTCCCTTATAGACTGGTTGCAAAATATAGAAACAACGAAATTAGTCCGTTGTTATATCCAAATATTATATACAAAGTTGGAAATGACTATAATCAGGCATGGGTTTTAATAGAGATTAATAGTTCTGAACAGGTTGCTCACATCCTATATTCTGAGATGGAATATGAAAATCTCTTATTTGTGACACGCCATGCTCTTGGCCAAACAGTTTCGGGTGGTTTCGGTGGTGGTAAGACACAATTGGGTGTCAATACCGATAAAAAGATTAAACGAATTGGGTGTCATAATTTTAAGGCACTCGTTGAGGAAAACAAACTTATTATAAATGATGCTGATACGATCTCTGAAATCTCGACTTTTATCGAGAAGAAGGGTTCATATGAGGCGGACGAAGGTTATCATGATGACTTGGTAATGCCTCTGGTACTGTTCGGATGGCTTACAACTAACAGTTATTTTAAAGACCTAAATAATGTTAATCTACGAAATATAATGTACGCTAAGCAAATGCAAGCGATCGAAGAAGAATTAACACCATTTGGATTTTATGAAGATGGAAAACCAGAAAAGGCTCCATTAAACTTCTAGAAATCTTGTAAAAACTAAATAAAATGTAGACATACAATTGTCTAGGTAAAAACTTATTAACAAGGAGAAATACAATGCCGTTTCAACTATCTCCAGGCGTTGCAGTCGTAGAAAAAGATTTCACTTCTATCGTTCCAGCCGTATCATCTTCAATTGGTGCGTTTGCTGGTGCATTCCAATGGGGTCCAGTAATGGAGCCTGTAACAGTTAGCTCGGAGAACGATTTAGTTCGTCGCTTCGGTGGACCAAACGATAGCAATTTTCAATCTTTTTTCACTGCTGCAAACTTCCTATCATACACAAATAATCTACTACTAGTTCGTGCCGATGCTGGACACTTGAATTCGGTTGCCACTCTAAGTGGCGGTCTAGGTACTCTCGCTGTAAATAATGCTGGTTCTGGTTATACTTCTACTGCTGCAGCACCTGCTGTTACTGTTGCCGCACCAGATATTGCTGGTGGAACACAAGCAACAGCCACTGTAACATTATCTGGTGGTACTATTACTGCTGTTGCAGTTACAAGCGGTGGTGCTGGTTATGGTTCTGCTCCAACAGTTACAATCACTCCAGCAGCTGGTGACACTGGTTCTGGTGCAGAAGCAACAGCAACTGTAACTTCTAATGTCATTACTGGTATTGTCATTACTGCACCTGGATCTGGTTATAAGGCTGCACCAACAGTAACATTGTCTGGTGGTGGTTTTAGTGCTGCAGCAACTATTGGCGCTGTAACAGTTGGTGCTTCTACTATCACTGCTGCAACAATCGTTAATGCTGGTACTGGTTATTCTACTACTCCAGTAATTACTGTTGCTGCTCCTACATCTGGTGTCACTGCTACATTAACTCCAACAATTGCTACTGCTGGTGTAAAAATCATTAATGCAGAAACTTACAATAATAGTTTCTCTGGTGGTGCTGGTGTTGTTGGAATGTGGGCAGGAAGATATCCAGGAAGCCTTGGAAACTCATTAAAAGTTTCTATAGCAGATTCTACTACTTATACTGGATGGACTTATGCAGCTGAGTTTGATGCAGCCCCAGGAACTTCTGCTTATGCATCATCTGTTGGCGGATCTTTAGACGAAATGCATGTTATTGTTGTCGATGAAGATGGACTATGGACTGGTACGCAAGGAACTATCCTAGAAAGATTTGCGTTTGTATCAAAAGGATCTGATGCTAAGAAATCAGATGGTACTAATAACTTCTACAAAGATGTTATTAACTCTCGTTCAGAATATATCTGGTGGATGGATCATGCCACATTATTAACTAATGCAGGCACGACTTGCGCTGCCAAGACTTTTGCAACTTTAGCAGCAGTATTTACTGGTTCTATTACTACTACTACACTAACAGTCTCTGCAGTCACTGCTGGAACAATTGCAGTTGGCAATACTATTAGTGGAACTGGTATTACCGCTGGCACTACTATTACTGCTCTTGTAAGTGGAACTGGTGGAACTGGAACATATACAGTTAGTGCATCGCAAACTGTTGCTTCAACCACAATAACTACTTCAGCACCAGCAGTGACCAATATTTCATTATCTGGTGGTACTGATGATTTGGCAATAACTGATGGTGAAAAACAATCTGCATATGATTTATTTGCCAATGCTGAAGCGTTTGATGTTTCTTTAGTTCTACTTGGTAAAGCATCTGCCACTGTTGCAACTCATGTAATTAACAATGTATGTGAAAGTCGTTTAGATTGCGTAGCGTTTGTGTCTCCAGAAAGAACAACAACTGGTGATGTTATCGTGGGATCTACTTCTACAGAAGTAGGATATATCACCACTTATCGTGATGCTCTACCAAGCACTTCTTATGCAGTGTTAGATACAGGTTACAAATATCAATACGATCGTTACAATGATAAATATCGCTATATCCCATTAAATGGTGATGTTGCAGGTTTGTGTGCTCGTACTGACTTTACAAATGATCCATGGTTTTCTCCAGGTGGTCTAAATCGTGGTCAAATTAAAAATGTTGTTAAGTTAGCAGTTAGTCCAAATAAAGCACAACGTGATGCACTTTACAAGAAAGGTGTCAATCCTGTTGTTACATTCCCAGGAGAAGGTACTGTTCTCTTTGGTGATAAGACTCTTTTGGCTAAACCAAGTGCCTTTGATCGTATCAATGTTCGTCGTTTATTCATCGTTATGGAAAAGGCAATTGCAACTGCTGCTAAATTCCAGTTGTTTGAATTTAATGATCCATTCACTCGTGCCCAGTTTAAGAGCCTAGTTGAACCATTCTTGCGTGATGTCCAAGGTCGTCGTGGTATTACAGACTTCGTGGTCAAGTGCGATGAGTCTAACAACACTGGTCAAGTTATAGACGCAAACGAATTTGTTGCGGACATTTTTGTTAAGCCAAATCGTTCTATCAACTTTATCACTCTCAACTTTGTTGCTGCTCGTTCTGCGATTAACTTCTCAGAAATTGGTGCGTGATTCTAAGATAAATAAGAAAGAACATAAGGAGATTTAAATGGCAAATATTGCTGATTTTAAGGCACAGATGATTGGTGGCGGTGCTCGTCCCAATCAATTCCGTGTCGAACTAGTATTCCCATCATATGTTTCACTTGGTGTAGTGGCTGGACAACGTGCACAATTTTTGTGTAAAGCTGCTCAGTTACCTGCATCAACTGTAGAAAATATTGGTGTATTATTTCGTGGTCGTCCAGTTAACTTTGCTGGCGAGCGTGTATTTCAACCATGGTCTGTTTCAATTTACAACGACACAACTTTTGGTATTCGCAATGCATTAGAGCAATGGTCAAATGGTGTGCAGAATTATAGCTCTACAAATGGTCGTGTTAATCCAACTGAATATCAAGTTGACTTAAACGTACATCAGTTAGATCGTAATGGTGCAATTATTAAAAGTTATAAATTTGTTGATGCTTATCCAACAACAATTTCTGCTATCGCTTTAGATTACGAGCAACAAAATGCAATTGAACAGTTTGATGTAGAGTTTCAATACAACTTCTTCACTTCAAATACTGGTGCGGATTCTCGCTTTGGTGTCAATGTTTCTGTTGATACTCCAATTGGCAGTTTCCCAGTTTAATAATTAAGGCTATTACATAATGCAATTATTTGGGTTTGAGATAAAGCGTAAGGATGGAGATCAACTACCGAGTGTAGTTCCTCCTAGCCCTAATGATACAGGCGCAACCGTAGTAAACACTGGTGTAAATGCTGGTGGCTACTACGGTATGGTCATGGATCTTGAGGGTGTTATTAAGAATGAAAATGATTTGATTCGTCGCTATCGTGAGGTGGCACAGTATACTGATTGTGATGGTGCTATTGAAGATATTGTCAATGAAGCCATTGTGGCTGATGAAACGCATAAATCAGTTGAGATTGTTCTCGATGAACTTAAAGTTTCAGACAATATTAAAACTAAAATTCGTGAAGAGTTTTATAATGTACTTCGTGTATTAAAGTTCGATGAAAGAGCACATGAAACTTTCCGTGCATGGTATATTGACGGAAGGTTATATTATCAAATTCTTATCGATGAAACAAGAGTTAAGGATGGTATTCAAGAATTAAGATACATCGATCCTCGTAAGATTCGTCGTATTAAGAATATCAAAAAAGAAAGAACACCACAGGGTGTTGAAGTTGTAAAAGAAGTAGAAGAATACTATCTTTACAATGACAAAGGGATTACAGAGCAAACAACACATGGTGTTAAGTTGGCTCTTGATTCAGTGGTCTATGTGCCATCAGGATATGTAGATCCAAATACTGGTATGGCAATGTCTTATCTTCATAAGGCAATTAAACCAGTAAACCAATTAAAGATGATCGAGGACTCTCTTGTCATCTATCGTATCAGCCGTGCGCCTGAACGAAGAATTTTTTATGTTGATGTGGGTAATTTACCTAAGTTGAAAGCAGAACAGTATGTAACGGACATTATGAATAAGTTCCGTAACAAGATTGTTTATGATGCAACAACTGGCGAAACTCGTGACGATCGTAAACATCTTTCTATGATGGAAGATTTTTGGATGCCTCGTCGTGAAGGTGGTAAAGGCACTGAGATCACTACACTTCCAGGTGGACAAAACTTAGGTGAGATTCAAGATATTGAATACTTCCAACAAAAATTATATCATTCATTGAATGTACCAACTAGCCGACTACAGCAGTCTTCTGGCTTCAGTATTGGTCGTTCACAAGAAATTACTCGTGATGAAGTTAAGTTTAATAAATTTATTATTAGACTGCGCAAGAAATTTAATGCATTGTTTAATAATGCACTGCGAGTTCAGTTAATCTGCAAAGGTATTATTCGTCCAGATGAATGGGATGAACTTCGTGTTAATATTAAATACGATTACATCGAAGATAATAACTACGCTGAACTTCGTGACAGTGAAATTATGCAAGCCAGAATGGGCTTACTACAAATTGTAGATCCATTTGTTGGTAAATATTATTCACAAGACTGGGTTAAGAAAAACATTCTTCGTTTGGATGATAAAGAAATTAAAGATATCCAGAAACAAATGGATAAAGAACAAGACATTATGATTCAGCAAGCAACTGTTCAGGGGGAACTTCAACAGGCAATGCAGCAACCAGTGATGGATGCACAGGCTGACCAGTCCCTTTCCT